TCAGGACTACGGGGTCGAGCTGACCTGGGCGTCGCTCGGTCAGGGCGAAGATGGCTGCACCGTGACGGCTCTCTTGGTGGTCGACCAGTAACAGGTGAGATAATGGGCATCCTGACACGACTACGGGCGGCACTAAAGGCCTTTAGTGGTCAGCAGCTTGTCGTCCAGCCGGTCTACAAGACTGTCAACTTCAGCCAGTTTACCGAAGAACAGACGGCAGCAGACCTGATAAAGCATTTCGTCCATTGGGTCTACATCTGTTCGACCAAGAATGCCAGCGCGATGGCCAGCGTCCCTCTCAGGCTTTACGTGACGACCGAACCTGGTCAACCGCAATACAGGCATCTCCGAAAGGGCATCGATACCAGGCCGGTCAAGAAGACCAGAATCAAGGAACTGGTCAAGCACAATCCGTTGCTGGCACAAAGGGTCTCGAAGGCGATTGATGTCGAAGAGGTAGTCGAACACCCGATGCTGAATTTGTGGCGAAGCGTCAACCCGTGGATGAACGGCTTCGAGATGGTCGAACTGCTGGACATCTACAACGAACTGACCGGCGATAGCTTCCTCTATATCGTCAAGGACAACTTCGGCATCCCGATAGAACTCTGGGTGCTCCAGAACCAATATATGACTGTCGTTCCTGACCGAACCAACTTCATCAAGGGCTATCTGTATGGCAGTTCGAAGCAGGATGCGGTCGCGTTGGCACCTGACGAAGTGATTCATTTCAAGTTCCCGAATCCGCACAGCCTGTTTACCGGCTTTTCTCCGGTTCAGGGCGGTATGTCGGCAATCAAGCGCAAAGAGGACATGGACGCCTACGAGGACAGCCTGCTGGTCAATAATGCCCGCCCTGACTTCCTGGTCATGATTAAGAAACCAATGAACGCTCAAGACAAGCAGGCACTTCGAGAACAATGGCAGCAGCTCTATGGAAGTCGTCGTGGTCGAGGCAGACCGGCAGTTCTCGATACCGACGCCGAAATCAAGGAACTTGGATTCAGCCCGAAGGATATGGCGTATATTCAAGGGCAGAATATGACAAAGGAAGAGATAGCCGGAGCGTTCGGAGTTCCGGTCTCTAAGCTGGTTCCTTCGGCCAAATATGCCAACGCGGAAGTGGGCGACCGCGAATGGAAGGCCGACACCATCAGGCCCAGATTGAGGCGGTTTGACGACAAGCTGAACGAAAACCTGGTGCCGATGTTCGACCCGAGGCTGTTTGTCGCACATGATAATCCGGTTCCTGAAGACAAGCAGTTCCAGTTGGAAGAGGAAGACAAGAGACTTCGCAACTTCTCGATGTCGATAAACGAAGCGAGAGAGAAACGAGGCGAACCGCCTGTCGATTGGGGTCATGTGCCGTTAGCTCCGCTGAACATCTATCCGCTTGGTTCGGCACCAGAACCAGCCACTCCAACGACAATCGAGACGGAAGACCAAGACGACCAGAAGGTAAAGACTGCCGTCATGAAACAGGTCAAGCCGCCACCGCAGCCCAAACTACGCGAGATGGCCAAGACGATGCGCCAGATATTCCGCGAGATGGAGCGTGAAGTTCTGGCGAAGCTGCAACGTGGCAAGCCGCAGAAGCAGACTCGCGAGGAGATGTTCTGGTGGATGTTCGACCTGGAAGCGTGGATGCTCGAGACGGCAGAACGGATGGGACCGCCAATCAAGTCGCAACTGATTATCGGCGGCCAGTATGGTCTCGACCGTCTGGGGATGGGTATGCGGTTCGACATCAGGAATCCCCAGGTTCAGAGGTGGCTGGAAAGTTATGTCGCCAAGTTCTCCGAACAGGTCATGCAGGAAGCGGCCTCGGTCTTCATGAAATCAATGGAAGAGGGAGTGGCAGCCGGAGAGACCATATTCGAGCTTCGCAAGCGAACCGAACAGGTCTTCGGCAAGATGCGAATCCACAAATCGGAGATGATAGCCCGTTCGGAAAGTTCCAGAGCTGCACATCAGGGAATGATTCAGGGCTGGAAGGAATCGGGAGTCGTCACGGCGAAAGTCTGGCGAACACAACCTGGTGCCTGCCAGTTCTGTCAGCCGATGGAAGGCAAGGTGGTCGAGCTGGATAGCAGCTTCTTCGAACAGGGCAGTGTCATCCCTGGCAATGAAGGCGGCCAGATGAAGCTCGACTATGAAGTGGTCGACGGGCCACCGCTTCATCCCAACTGTGAATGCACCGTTACAGCCGTTCTGATAGACTGATTGAGGAGTTAGCAATGGACGAACCGATGGTCGTTACGGAAATAGTCGAGAGAGTTCCTGACCGATTCAAGGGCGTTCTCGAAGAGGCAGGAGAGGGTGCGCGGTTCATCCGCAAGACCTTGACTGTCGTCGACAAGGGATGGGATTTCGACGAAGGCGAACGGGCCGAAGTGGGATATGTCAGCACGGCTGGCATCGACCGCGATGCCGAAATCCTTCTGCCTTCCGGTTGTGATCTTCGGCAGTTCCGAAAAGCTCCTCAGGTGCTCTGGGGTCATGACTACGACCTGCCACCGATAGGCAAGGCGATATGGGTCAAACCGGACCAGAAGAAGTCGCCTCGAGGAATCCTGGCCAAAACGGTCTACGCGAAGACCGACAGGGCTGAAGAAATCTGGCAGCTCGTCAAGGGCGGCTTCCTCAAGACTTTCTCTGTCGGCTTCATCCCGACCAAGTCGACCTATCAGGGTGCTGAAGATTGGGATAAGGTGTGCGACCAACTGAAGACGCAAGGCTATGATTTCGACCGGACGAAGGTCAGGCGAATCTATACCAAGTGGATTCTTCTTGAATATTCGAAGGTCAGCGTGCCGGCCAACATCGACGCCCTGACGGTGGCGGTCGCCAAAGGCAACCTGAAGCTATCACAGGAGACGTGCAAGCAGCTCCAGATAGAACAGGAAGTCGAGAAGGTTCAGGAAGAACTCAACAAGGCCGTCATTCCCTATCAAGACCTGGGCGCGGCTCCAGAGACGGCTGATTGGGATGCTGGCAAGGAGACAAGAGAGGCGACGGTTGAAGACCTGAAACTGATGTCAACCTGGTATGACCGCGAGAACGAAGACATCAAGACGGCCTACAAGCTGCCGCATCACAGGGCTGCTGGCCTTCATGCTGCCGTCTGGAGAGGCGTCGCGGCAGCGATGGGCGCGTTGCTTGGCGCGAGAGGCGGGGTCGATATACCGTCTGGCGACCGGCGTGGCGTCTACAACCATCTGAAGAAACATTATGCGGCATGGGATAAAGAGGCACCGGAATTTAGGAACTATGTCGAGGCTGAACTGAAGATTCTGTTCGACGAATCATGGCAGGACATTCTCTGGCTGAACTACCCAGCCCTGAAACCATATCCAAACGAGCATTCATGTCGCCTGCTTAGTCCTGACGGATGGGACAGGGTGAGAAGGCAGAATGACAAGTTCGGCCAGGGCATTCATGCCATCTACGGTATCAAGGACGACAAGGCACAGCTTCAGGCGATTCGATTCGACAAGAGCAAGTTCACGGTCGCGGCTGCCCGAAAGTGGTGTCGAGACCATGACCATGAATGCATACTGTTCGAACCGGCAACCGATACCAGAGAGGCCGAACTTGCCATGTTGGAAGCGACGGTCGAACATATCGCACAGCCAGACCAGGTCGAAAAGATAGCGATTCCAGAGAAGCCGGATACGGTCGAACTGGTCGACCAGGTAGAAAGCAAGAAACAGACGGCGGTGGAGTTCATCGAAAAGGTCGAACAGCCGTCGATAGTCGAGATGGTCGAGAGGGAAATCGGTCGACAACTTGGAAAGGTATAGCCAGGGAAACGTCCAGGTAGAGACATCAGCGACGTTCGTGCAGATGTCAGCCAGCGAGAGACGAATCCCGCATTCAAGAGAGGAGTCCAGAGATGGACGGAGTTCTGATTAAGCTCGAGACCGAATGGGAACACGACGGAACGGTCTACGAGGCGGGAACGCAACTGAAGGTCAATCCTGAGTTGGCGAAGAAGCTGACCGAATCAGCCATCGCCAAACTCTATGACCCTGAAGCGGAAGAGTCGGCCCGTCAGAAGGCCGAAGAGGAGCTGAAGAAGTTGCGCGACATCGCGGTTGTCGCGGCCAAGACTGCCGTTTCGGAAGTTCGAAAGGAACTGGCGGCAGACAACGTGGCGAAGGTTCAGGTCCAGAAGCCTTCCGTCGATCCGAAGGGCGGATTCGACAGCTTCGCCGAATTCGCGCAGGCGGTTCACCGTCGAACCATCGGAAGTTCGCATCCGCTGGCCAAGAAGCTCGACAAGTACCAGGGCCAGGTCAAGACGGTCATGCAGGAAGGCGAGGACGCGCAGGGCGGCTTCTTGGTGCCGACTGAGTTCCGAACGGAACTGCTTCAGACGTCACTGGAAGATTCGGTGTTCGCCAACCGCGCAACCTTCATCCCCATGCAGACCAACCACATCGAGATTCCGGCTGTATTCGATACCGACCACCGCGACGACCCGAAGGAGTTCTTCGGAGGTATCGTAATCTACAGGCCGGAAGAGGGCGGCAGCAAGACCTTCTCGAAGCCTCATTTCGGGCTGGTCGAACTGAACCTGCACGAAGTGGCTGGCATCTGCGCCGTGACGAACAACCTGCTCGAGGATAGCCCGATTTCCATCGGTGCGATGCTCAACAAGCTATTCGGGCAGGCGATAACCTGGGTGTTGGACGACGACACAATCCAGGGCAACGGCGTCGGAAAGCCACTTGGCATCCTGCACTGCGACGCGACCGTCGAGGTCGACAAGGAGTCGGAGCAGTCAGACGATACCATCGTGGCGGGGAACGTGCTCAGCATGTATGCCAGGATGCCCGCGCAGTGTCTCAAGAATGCAATCTGGCTGGCCAACCAGACGACCC